CTTACTTTCATTTACAGGTACTGATACAATTCCTGCAATTGAATTCTTAGAACACTATTATGGTGCCAACGTTGAGAAAGAATTAGTTGGTGCATCTGTACCTGCAACTGAACACTCAGTAATGAGTTTAAGTATCATAGATTTAAAAGAACAGATGGAGCGAGGTATGCATAAAGAAATAGTTGAAGAATATTTAGCAACTAAGAAATCTTAAACATTTGACATTTTTCTTTATTCCATAAATGAACAGAAATCATGTGTGAATTAAAATTAGCCCCATCTAAATTAGATTTATTACATTCAGGACATGTATATCTTTTCCTTGCCATAGCTCTTGCTGTACAGTCTATTTTTTTACAGGTTTCTTTGGCCGATTTACTCATTTTTTCTTTAGTGGATTTAGTATGTTTTTTGTTAATCCAGATAGTTTTTAATCTTTCTATGTGTTTTTTACCATCGTCTGATTTAAAAAAGTTATCGTTTTTATCTTTCATGTATTTTTTAAATTTATCATCTTTCCATTTTTCAGACATGTTTTTACTTCTTTTAGCCCTGTACTCCTTAGAAGATTGTCTAGTCTTTGATGCTTTACCTATTTTTATTTTTGCATCTTTAGGCATTTTTCTTCCTTTATTCATGGGTAAAGAATTGTCGAAATGGTTAACTTGGTTTAAAAAATCTTTTCTATTCTTAGCATTAAGTTTATTTAAGAAATTTATTTCAAATTTACAAGCCTCATTTATGGAAGAAAAAGTTTTATGTATAATAATTTTTTCAGGCAAAATATTTTCTTTTAATAAATTCTTAACGATTTTAGATGATGTAAAATATTTTTTAAATAAATCATTTTCGGGTGTAAGATTTAATTCGACATTTCTATATCTTACACCATAATAATATTTAATTTGATTATTGATGTTAAATTTTAATAAATATGTATATGGTAAAATTTGATTTTCTGTCTTATTAATAAATTTCATATAAGTAAATAATTTAGTTTATATATCCAAAGGTCCCAAGTATATAAACTAAAAATAATAATTTTGGGCTATAAAAATAAATTAATATATTTAACTATGGAAACAAATATAGATTACAAGAAGATAGCTGAATATGCTGTTTTTAAAAAATTAATTGAAAAATATCCGAATGGAATATTATCAGTGGTCAGTGATACCTTTGATCTCTGGGCAGTTTGTACCGAATATTTACCTGCTTTAAAAGCTAAAATTATGGCACGTCAAGGTAAGTTAGTTATTCGTCCTGACTCAGGTGATCCAGTTGATATTCTTTGTGGTTGGGAAGGTTGTACACATCATTTTTTAAGAGAACGTTTAGAAGACGGTTCTTATAAAATGGTTGATCCTAATACTAGCATTTCAACTATAATTTCTGAAGCTGAATATAAAGGAGTTATTGAATTACTTTGGGAAACATTTGGTGGTACAATGACTGCTAAAGGTTATAAATTATTAGATGAACATATTGGAGCAATCTATGGTGACTCAATTACAATGACAAGAGCTACTGAAATATGTGAGCGTTTAAAAACAAAAGGATTTGCTTCTATTAACTGGGTTTCTGGTATAGGTTCATATTCTTATCAAAATAATACTAGAGATACATTTGGATTTGCAATGAAAGCTACATTTGGAATAGTAACAGAAAATGGCCTAATAGAAGAAAGGGAAATATTTAAAGACCCAATAACAGATAATGGTATGAAAAAAAGTGCTAAAGGTTTATTAGTTGTATATAAAGACGAATATACAGGTGATTTATATATGATAGACCAATGTTCACTTGAAGAAGAACGTAAAGGCGAATTAGAAACTGTATTTTTAAATAGTAAATTAATTAAAGACCAAACGCTCAGTGAAATAAGAAATAGATTAAATAAATATTCTGATAAGTTTAACCCGGAATTAATTTAATAATCCAGTGTTTAAACATATCAATTATATGTATATAAACTATGAAAGAATATTTAAGAAAAGATAAGGATGAATTTATTAAAAGAGCTATTGAAAAATATGGTAATAAATTTTCATATAATTTGAATAATTTTACAGGTTTATGTGGTAATAAAATTGAAATAATATGCCCCGTTCATGGTATTTTTGAACAAAAACCTAGAATATTTTTATTACCTAACTGTAAAACAGGATGTAAAAAATGTGGAAGAGAATCATCTAATAAAAATAGAACATATACATATGATGAAATAATATCTAAATTTAATGAGATTTACAATTTCAGATATACGTACCCTGAATCTAATAGAATTACATATAATAATAAAAATTCTAAAGTTGATATTATTTGTAAAGAGCATGGTAAATTTTCAAAACTACCAGTACATCATTTACGAGGACAGGGCTGTTATAAATGTAAACGCCAAGAATCTTTAAATGATGGTTTATTTCCAGGTGGATTTAATGAATATCTTTTTGAAAATAAACCTGAATTAAAAACAAAACCATGTAAATTATATTATCTTAATATAGATAATGGTAAATATTTTAAAATAGGTATAACAACTCAATCTATAAATAAAAGAATAAGTGGATTAAAAAGAATATCTGGAATTAAAAATATAGAAATTCTTTGGGTTATTGAAGATAATTTATATAATTGTTATATAAAAGAGCAAGAAATATTAAGTAAAAATAAAAAATATAGAAAAAATACAAACTGGAGTACTGAATTATTTAACAAAAATATTCTTCCTCTAAATTTAAAAAAAATTTAATATGTACGGTAAATCATTTGGAGACGCAATAGCTTGTTTTTGTGTATTAGTAGTAATTGGATTTTGGGCTGGAATAGATTTCTTCTTTATTGAAGATACTTATGAAAGTACTAAGCCAATTATACCAGAAGTAATAATTAAAACAGAAAACGTAAATGGTGTCGTTACAAGCGATACCATTTACGTATATCATTTAAAATAATGGATTCAAATCAATTAATACAAGGTGGTATATTACTAAGTGCAGTAACATATTTAGGATATCTTTTTAAAGGTATACCAAAATGGACATGGGATAGAATTCATACTAAGTTCATTTATAGAGTTAATATAGATGAGCTTGATGATTTATATTATTATTTCGAAAGGTGGTTGCGTCATAATTATAATGAGAAGTATCGTAACGTTGAAGCTTCATTAGAGTTTGTAAAATCAGAATCAAATGGAGAAAGATTAAAATCTGATGGAACTTTAGATAAAGAAATTAACTACAAGCAATATGAAGATTTCATTAAAATTAAATATAAAGGTAAAAGAATCTTTATAAGTAAAGGACGTGAGAAATTTGAAAATGCATCTAATATTCGTAATGCTTTTTTTAGTAGATTTAATATTTCTGCATTTTTTGGCCGTAAGGCAATTGAGGCTTTATTAGAAGAAGTACTTCAATTTAACATTAAACTTGAACAGGAAAATAAAAGAATTAATATTTATACTTCAAGCAGATGGGGTGATTGGGTACATGTACAACACTTAAATGCTAAAGATATTGAAAACGTTGTAATAAACAAACATGATAAAAAAGATTTAATTGATGATTTATTAGAATTTGAAAAATCTGAAAGTTGGTATCATGAACGTTCAATTTCTTATAAAAGAGGTTATATGTTTCATGGTGATCCTGGGAATGGTAAAACATCTTTAATTCTTTCAATAGCTAAAATGTTGAAGCGAGATGTTTATTTTTTAAATTCAGATGTTGAAGATAATTCATCTTTAAATCATGCAATGAGGAATTTAAAACCTAATGCAATCTTAGCACTTGAAGATGTTGATTGTATGTTTGGGTCTAGAGTACCAGCTGAACCTAAATTAAAAAACGTTGGAGATAATGGGCCAAGTGAACCTGTTTCAAAGGCTATTACACTTTCTGCATTATTAAATTGTATTGATGGTTCATTATCGAAAGAAAATGTAATTATCATTCTTACAACAAATCATCCAGAAAAACTTGACCCAGCTTTAATTAGAGTTGGTCGTGTTGATAAAAAATATAGAATTAGTAATCCAGATAAGGTTTTAATAGAAGAGTATTTAGAAATATTCTACGGCAGCCCAGTTCAGTTAGATTTTGAAGTAATAAAGAATCATCGTCTATCAATGTCAGCTGTCCAGGATATCTGTATAATGAATAAAACTGATAAGTCAAAAGCATTACGTATGTTACAAAGAGGAATGTATGGAATGCTTGAAGATATTGAAAAATAAAAATTATGAAATTATTTAAAGCACCAGAAGACTGGAAAAAATATAAACAAGAAAATCCAGATTTACCTATTGTATTTCTTGCAGGAAGTATCGAAGGTGATACTGCTGAAAAATGGCAAGATAAAGTATCTGAATCATTAAAAGATTATAATATCATCGTTTTAAATCCAAGGCGCGATGATTGGGATAATTCTTGGAAACAATCTATTAAAGATAAAAATTTCAATGAACAAGTTTCATGGGAATTAGAATCTATGGAAAATAGTAATATTATCTTAATGTACTTTGATAAAGATACTAAAAGTCCAATATCATTATTAGAATTAGGCTTATTCGCCAAAACAGATAAATTAGTTGTAGTTTGCCCAGATGGATTTTGGAGAAAAGGTAATGTTGATATTGTATGTAAAAGATATGATGTTGCAACACTTAATACTTTAGATAAAGCAATATTAGAATTAAAGAAATGGTTGACAGAGTAACACCTACATGGATAACTAAGCTTGAGCCGAATGGAGTATTTGTCTTTCGTTCTAATTTAGTGGGAGTGGTAGATATATAAACAAATAAGTAAATTATATGCCTATATTTCCATCAAATATTTTAATAGATAAAACCATTGAAAAATTTGGATATGACCCATCTTTATTTAAAGGTAAAGAAAGTTATACTAAATTAGTTGTATGTTCTTGTAGAAATTGTGATAGAACTACTGTATTAAAATTTGCAGCAGCTAAAAGAAGATTCAATGAAAATAAAAAATGTTTAATGTGTTCAAATGCTGAAACATCTAGAAATAATGCAGAAAGTAGAATAAAGAAAATAAAAGATAAATGGGCATCAGGTGAGTTAATACACCCAATGAAAGACAAACATCATACACAAGAGACAAAGGACCATTTGTCTATTTTGTATAAAGATAAATCATTTGAAGAAAGGTTTGGTAAAACCAAAGCTAAAAAAATAAAAAAGAAATTAAGTAAATCTCAATCAGGTGAAAATAATGGGTTCTTTGGTAAAAAACACAATGAGAAATCATTGACTAAAATGAGAAAAACTGCCAAGAAAAATGCTAGAAGAGGTAAAGAATCTAATTTTTATGGAAAGAAATATTGGCCTAAAAGACAATCTGATAAATTTGTATATGCTGATGTGAGATTTAGAAGTATATGGGAAGTCGACGTTGCAAAATATTTAGATAAAAATAATATTAAATGGGAGTTTGAGTCTAAACTATTTGAAATCAATGATAATACATATACACCTGACTTTTATTTACCAGAAGAACACAAGTTAATAGAAGTAAAAGGATATTGGTATAAAGATGCAATTGATAAATTCAACAAATTCAAAGAAATATATCCAGATATAAAAATTGAAATCTGGGATGAGACTAAATTAAAAGAATTAAAAATAATAAATGAAAAATAGGATTACACCCACTTGGATTACTAGCCTGCCATCAAATGGAGTTTTCACGTTTGGCAGCAACCCCCAAGGAAAACACGGAAAAGGTGCTGCATTAACTGCAATGAAAAAGTTTGGTGCTATTTATGGGCAAGCTAGAGGTTTACAAGGTAGAAGTTATGGAATAGTTACAAAAGATTTGAAGAAAGGTAAAAGAAGTATACCACTTCCAATAATGCAACAGGAAATTAATGAATTTATTGAATTCGCTATTGCAAATCCAGAACTTGATTTTTATGTAACTATGTTAGGTTGTGATTTAGCTGGATATTCATCTAAAGAAATTGGACCTTTATTTAAGAACGCTTTAAATGTTGAGAACATTGCATTACCGGTTCAATTCTGGCGTAAAATAAAACCTGAAAAAGAAAAGAATAAACTATTTTAAAATGGAAAAGATAGAATTTGTAATAGGACCAAATAACCAAGAACAACATGATTTCGTATATGCTTGGTTAAAAGCTAATAATTATGAAGTAAGAGGTATCTCATATATTGGCGACCACTTTAGTGAAATTCATTGTGTTGGTAATTATGCTAAAGCTCATAGAAAATTAGCTGACTTGCCTAACATATCACTTGAAAACTGGAATTAATATGAAAAATAAGAAAACTGTACTGATTGATATGGATGGCGTGCTTTGTGATTTTTACAATGCTGCACGTGAAGAAATCATAAGAAATCCAAAACAACCTTTTCCTCAAGGAAGATGGGGATTCTTTTTAAAATTAAAACCTATAAAAGATGCAATTGAGAGTTATAAGTTATTAGATGAGCATTTTGATGTTTGTATTTTAACAAGAGCTTCTCATATGAATGTAAATTGTTATACTGAAAAAGCTCAATGGATTTGGGACCATTTAGGTTTAAAGGTTTTAGAAAAAGCTATATTTTCAGGAAATAAAGCAAGAATTTATGGTGATTATTTAATAGATGACCAGGATAATGCTAATCAATCAAACTTTAAAGGCGAGTGGATTAAATTCGGTTCTGAAAAGTTTCCTGACTGGAAAACTGTAGTTGATTATATTCTTAAAAAGGAATTTGGTGTATGAGAGAAAATGGATTTTATAAAGTCAAAAGAAATGGTAAATGGATAGTAGCCGAATACTTAGATTTAATTCAACATCCTGCAGCATGGTTTTTAACAGGTAATGATATGTTATTTTATGATGAAGATTTTGAAGAAATAGGAGAAAAAATTATATTTTAAAATTAAAAGAAAATGAAAACACCTGAAGAAGCAACACAATATTTTGAAGACCGTAAAGATAAAACTTGGGGAGAAATCAGAAAAGATTTATTAAATGAAAGTAAAGAAGATATTATCGATATTTTAGATAATCATTGGGAAGATATTGTAGACGGTTGGAGAAAATCTTTATTTTCAACGCAAGATAAATTAAAACACCTTGAAAGTGTTGAAAGACAAAATAGAGTTTACAAATCTAAATTAATTGCTAACGGTTTATTAGAATGTCACGAAACGGTAAAATAACAGCAGGAAATCCTATTAGCTCAATAGGTTACTTAAAGAAAAAGAAGTGGGAAGCTTTAGTAAATGATACTACAGGATTAGTAACAGATGTTGTAAATTACAATGATGCTACGAAAGCTTGCGATAAAGCCTATAATGAAGCTTATGTACAATGTTTGGATGATATAATTTTCACAATCAATAGTTTAGGTTTCCCAAAAGCTTTTACTGAAATACACGGGTGTATTATTGAGAAAGATAATCTAGAGATTTTACTTAAATCGAGAAAAGATAAATTTCTAGGGTCTAAAAAATAAACTTATTAATATTTTACAATATAATATCAAATGGAAGAGTTATCAAATAAAAAAGTATCAGAAATCTTTGACGATTTCGATAATATAAGTAAGCATATAGATGAATCGTATCTAAATGTCGATTTAACTATTCTTGATTTTAGTAGAATGATAGAATGGATTGAAGAAGACATATTAAACGAAGAATATAAATATGTATTTAATGAAGAGAATAAAGAATCTGAATTTGTTGAAGTTATAAAATATAATCAAAAACAGGTTATTGAAAAAATTAGAATTAAATTAATAAATGATTTAAAGGAATATTTATTAGGGTTAAACGTAATAGAAGATATAGATGCTGAATAACGATAAAACAGGTTTACTAATATTCGATAATTTCCATATCGATTTTAACTTGCCAAAGTGGCAAGCACGTAACAACAATACAACATTAGGTGAAGATGCTGTTAAGGCAAATGATTTAACTGTTGATATTAAAATCTCATCTAAATAAATGTGGTATGTCTATATAGTTAAGTGTAATGATAATAGTCTTTATACTGGCATTACAACTGATGTAGATAAAAGAATTAAGAAACACAATTCAGGTAAAGGTGCTAAATACACTAAAACAAGGTTACCTGTTACACTTCAAGTATTTTTCGAAGCAACTGACCGTTCAGAAGCTTCTAAGTTAGAGTATAAGATTAAACAATTATCAAGAGTTGAAAAATTAAAAATAATAAAAGATGGCAAGATTTGATATCAATGATATTTCTGATGAAAAAAAAGTAAGAAAAGAAAAGCTTAATAAAATATTAAAATATATTTCGATTTTTTTATTTATAGGTTTAATTATAGGTGGAGTAGTATTTATTTCAATTGATGAGAGAGACCATATGCCTAATTATGTGATAAGAGACTCACGTACTATTTATTATACTGATACATTTACAGTAGACTCAAATAACTGTATACACTTTAAAGATGTTGAAAGAAATCTTTTTAGAACAAAAGAAAGAAATGTTGAAATATGTGGTTATTATACAATTGAAAGCAAATGGAAAAGATAAATCAAATCATAATTAAATATTTCGGTTGGCTTTTATATCCTGAAAGCAAACAAGGCAAAGAACATAAATTAGAACAATTAAAAAAGATATATGGTAGAAGTTAAAGAACAAATTACGTTAGACCAATTTTTTGAACATTCAAGTAAACTTGAAATTAAATACGGTCGAGTTACAAATACAGAAGAAGTTCCAAAGAGTGATAGGCTTATTAAGCTTACAGTAGATTTTGGTAATGGTGATATTCGTACAGTAGTTACAAATATGAAAAATGAATTACCTAATCCATTCTATTTAACTGGACAAGGTTCATTCTTCGTAACAAATTTAAAACCTGGTAAATTAATGGGTATTAAAAGCCAAGCCATGATTATGCCTTTAAATTTCAATGAAAGTTTAATCTGGCCTAATTCAATGTCAGGCGCACAATTATTATAATATGACAACACAAAAATTAATAGCATTAGGAAATATTGCAAAATGCCACGATTCTGTTAAAGTATTTTTAGCAGGTAGTATGAATACTGAATGGCGTCAAAAGTTAATGAATGATTGGAGTTCTTTAACTAGAAATAATAATGTTGGTAGTGTTGTCTTTGTAGACCCAACAAGACGTGATTGGGATTCAAACTGGACTACTAAATATAACGATGCCCAATTTTACCAACAAACTAAATGGGAATTAAGTACTATGAGACAATGTGATTGGGTAATTGTTTATCTTAATAAAGATTCTAAGTCACCTGTTTCAATGGTAGAAACAGTATTAAATATGGATAGAGTTCTTTTAGTTAGAGATGATGAATTCTGGCAAGCTGGTTACATTGATATTCTTTGTGAAGAATTCGGTATACCTCAATTCGATAGCTTAGATAAAGTATTAGAATACCTTCAATTGCAAGTATTATAATGGAAGACTTTGATTATAATGTACTCGAAGCTGTCGTTAATAAACAGCATCCTGGTTATAAGCTTTTAAAATTAAAAATGCCAAGAGAAGAAGCTTATTATCCTATAACATTTGAAGATGATATGTTTGAAACATGGATTGTAAAAGATAATGATGCAATTCAGGCTAAAATAAAAATTGAAGATTATTTTAAAGAGTTAAATAGCAATATATAACTAGAAATAATTAATCAATATGAACAAGTTTGAATCTTATAATAATTCTGAATCTTCAAGATTAGTGATGGTTAACCATCAAAGAAAAAGAATTTCTGAAGAAATCACAAAAGCAGAAAGGCAGAGTAAATTTGAACTTACTTTTTTCGAAGAATTATATGAAGAAAATAGACTTTGGCTTTTAGATAAAGGTTATTTAATTAAGCCACATGGAGGTCCACAGAATTATAAATTTAATACAATAGATTGGTCGACTAAACCTTAGTCGACCTTTTTTATGACTCCAGAAACATTTTCATATATTTACCTTAAAACAATATATGAAAAACTACAACGAGATACTTAATATCATCTGTGCTAACGAGCATTTCTATACAGATGAAGAGTTAGCTAAAAAATTCCAATTAGCTTACGAAGACATGCCTAGGAATATAGCATTTACACACGCTTGGAGTAATAATATTATAGCAAGACGCGTAAAAGAATATTGTGATTATAATAAAATTGAATTAAAAGACTATAATGGTCCTTTACCATTTAGAGTATTTGTAATGCCTGCTCAAAATTAAACATATGATTAAACTAGAAATCACCGAAGAACAAGCTAAATTAATTTATGCAAGTTTAAAAGCTTATACAACTGAAATATGGGATGACCCTGAATTAGCTGGAGTAAATGAATTTCTTTGTAAAGGTGAATGGGAAGTTGATATCAAAGTTTTTGAATATATCGATAAAAATATTAATCCAATTGTAGACCAAATCAATAATCAATTAAAATAATGCTACCAATAATCGTTACTCAATATGTTCCAATTGCTTATGTACCTGGTTCATTAATTGCACAACTTAAAAATCATTTAAGAAATATTGAACCTGATAAAGATTCTGATTGGCCGTATGGTCCAGTATATGATGCAACTAAAGATTTTCTAACAGATTATCTTGAAGATTGGCCTATAATTGAAGATGATGATAATGGACAAGAGCCACAAGACACTGAAAACTTTGAGATAATTTCAATCGATGAAACAGGTGCAATTATTGCATGTGGCGGAGATTGGCAAGAACCAATGAGAGTTTATATTACTTGTGATTTAACAGGTCAGATGAGAGTATGGAAAGCCGAATTCGATGAATTTCCATCTAGTGGTTTAGGTGATAAAGATATTTTAAATATAATTGAACAATGGCAGAAAAAATAGATTTAAAGAAATTAAAAGAGCTTCAGAAGTTAATTGATAATTGGAGTAAAGAGAAAGTTGCATTTAAAGAAAAATGTGAACTTCAGAAAAAACAATTAGAAGGTGCTCTTAAAATTGTAAAAGCTAAATACTCTTCAGTTTTAAAAGATGGCTATTCTCCAATTGAAAGTTGGTATGATAATGGCGAAGATTCACTTAAAAAGTTAGAAAAAAACATTAAGGAAATTACCGAAGAATTAAAATGCCCACATGATAATATTTTAGAAGATGATTATAGTGGTAGTGATAGTCATCATGATTATTACGATACTCGTTGTAAAGATTGTGGCGCAGTATTTTATACATACAAATCCTAAATTATAATTATGGCATATTACGACCACGCAGCAGCTGAACGAGAAAAGCGTAAAGAAGAGAACTTCAATAAATTAATGGAGCGTTTATCATTCCATGGTGACCTTAGCGAACATTGGGAAGCTGGTGAATATATTAAAGAAATGCAAAATAAAATTAAAGACCAGGATGAAAGACTTTCTGAATTTTACAAGTTCTTTAATACATTATCTAGATTTCTTCCTAGACAGTCCAGTATTCATGATGTTATAGGTTAATGTGATAACACATTTATAAATACTTAAACAGCCAGACAGCAGTCTGGCTTTTCAGGGTTAGCTTTGGGGTTTATAATTAATTAGTTATATTTACTCTATAACAATAAAACTCGATAAATGGCTAACTTAAAGATTATTTCTCCTGCGAAAATTATGGTAGGTTTTATAAACCGCGATGATTATTATTACGACCATAATGGCGAATATCATAAAAATGGCAAATCATTAATTGGATTTGCGACATTCAAAGAAGGTAGTATATTACGCAAAGAGAAGTCATGGAATCAATGGCGCGATAAGAATATCGCAGTACAGGAGTTAGATAATATTCCAACACCAGGTTTTAAATTAAAATCAGTAGGGCAAAGAAGTCGTGATTGGTTTGGTACAGGTCGCCACGTATGGCAAATTGTAGACCCAAGAGGATTCGTCTTGGAAATTACTTCAGAAAACATGTATGCATTAATGGAAGAATGCGACATTATTAAAGGTGAAATTAAAGCTGACTGTGTTTGGGCATGGTCAGGAGCAAATATGAGTTTAGTTCCAACTACTTCGGAATTATACGAAACAGTTATCAGCAACACAAATCGTGTTAATACTAAAGCTGACAAGTCTCAATTACAAATTGGAAATAAAGTTACTTTAAAAGATGGTACAGAAGGTATCTATTATGGTAAGTATCATGCCTTATTGAGAACTTATAGTGATATGAAATCTTCTACAGTTGAAATTTTAAAGCTTACTAAAAAGAAAGGTAAGAGTTATCTTGAAGGTACAATCTGGTATGCAACATCTGAAGCTAAAATTAGTTCAATTGATACAACTGATGTGCTTTCAAAAGAAGATGTTTTCAATGAATTAAAAAATATCACCAAATTAATTAGTTCAGGTGATAAATCAATTAAAGCTGGAGATTATCAAATTAAAGCTGCATATAACTTAGAGACAATTTCTGGTTATCAAATCTTCCACATCTCAAACGAACCTATTAAATTAAAATACTTTTATGTAGATGAGCCAATAACTGAAGAAGACTTTAATAAAATTACAGACTTTAATTTCTTGAGAAACAATGGTAATTATCAAGGTGCCGATTTCCATAAAAAGTGCAAAAAATTATCAACAGTATTCGATGGTATCTTAATGTATCGTGTTAGTAGACATGAAGGTTATACTAAAATAGACAATGATAGTTACAATCAAACACCTGGAAGATTAATGTATGACCCATATAATATAGTAGTACAAGATAAGGCTATTAAATATAGCCAATATTATAAATCATATGGAGACACTGGAATTACGTTTACAGAAAGAAATATATTTGACTTTAATGATTCTAGTAATTCATATTACGGAAAACAACATTCCGATATTCTTACACAAGAAGCTTTTAAAGAAAAAGTTAAAAGTAGAAATTTTAGAAGAATATATTTAAACATTGAAGGTACAATTGTAAATTTTTAAAATATGGCAATTAATTATAAAGACATAAATAATCAAGTAAGTAATGCACCATTAACGGTAGCTGAAGAGATTTATTTAATAAATGCTGAAAGGTATATTGACATATTAATCAAAAAGCAATTTAAAGGATATGATTCAGAAATTTATGTACCATTAAATGTTTTAAGATTTGATTATGACCCAATGAATGAGAAAAGCATTACAATACATCACTCTAGAAAAAAGATGTTACGTGAAAAACTTGAAGCTATTTATAAAAAAGCCGGATGGCATGGTAAAGTTCACATCGACGATGGCTTAGATGGACCTAGCAGAAGTGGTCCAGATTATTGGATTTTAAAAGGTAAATTATAATGGGATTTGGTACTAATAAATCTAGCAGGATAAAAATAACTGAGCATGAATTTTCATTTGATACAACAGATGGTGGTTACCTCGATGTAAAAGTCCATGGTGAAGGTTATATTGAATTGAAAATCGAAACAACTGATTCATTTATAATCGAGTCAGAAGAGGATTTAGATTTAATTTACCAAAAACTAAAAAGCGTATTTAAACAATTTAAACAATTTAAACAATGAAAGATAAAAAAAGAATAGTAGATTTACCTGGAGTTTTTTTAAAAGACCAAGAAGGTACATTAGATTATAAAATCGTAGTTTTAAATGAAGATGATAAAGAGAAATTCTTCTTATGTGCGGTAGGACCTGAATGGACTTCACATATTGAAAATACGGTTATTTTTAAAATAACTGATACTGGCAATGAAATTAAAATTGGTAAAAAATATTTAAGTTCATTAACTTCAAGTGATGAAAATGGTATGGAATACCACACTGCAGAATATCTAAGAATTTTATTAAATTATAGAGATTCAACATCACATATGCCATCGAAATATACAATAGTAAGAGAAACCGAACATAAAATTTAACATGTCAAAGTTAGCAGAAGCGTACGGGCGAAGTAAACACCCTAAGGCAAAAAAAGTAAAAGGAAGAAGTTTCCGTTATGCAGATTTAGGTAACTGTTATAGTTATGTTGAATTTCACTATGAAGTTGGTAAAAAGTCTTACAGTAAACAAATGAAAGCTGAAAACTTTTTCGAATGGATTGGTGAACAACTTTTAGAAAAGAAGTAATATGACAAAGATTGATAAATTTTTATTTTGGGCACCAATTCCATTTATTGGAATGCTTTATATTTTTTATAGGCTTTTAAATCCAATTAAATCACCATATTCATGGTTAATACATTTTGGTATGGGATTCGTACAGGGATGGATTAGTGCTATGACTTTAAATATATTTAAACTTTATTTTCATTTATGATTCAAAATAGAAAAGCATACCACGATTATTTTATTGGTACTAAATATACTGCAGGTATAGTATTGTTTGGCCCTGAGGTTAAATCAATAAGAAAAGGTGATGCAAGTATTACTGAAGCTTATTGTTATATTAATAATGGTGAAGTGTTTATAAAAGGAATGCATGTGAAAGCATATGAGCATTCATTAACTGAATTTGATACAGTAAGAGACCGTAAGTTACTTTTAAATAAAAAGGAGATTTATAAATTAATTGATGAGTTGAAAGAAACTGGGAAAACTTTAGTCCCATTAGTCCTACATCAAGGTAATCGTATTAAAATTGAAGTTGGCGTTGGTAAAGGTAAGAAAGATTACGATAAACGTAATACTTTGAAAGAAAGAGATATTGATAAAAATCTAAGAAGATATAAATGAAATTAAGAGATGAGTATATAAAAATCATAGCTGATAGAGTTGCAATATCAGTAGATGATTTAACTGAAATTGAACTTAAAATAATTAATGCTAGTTTTGATATATTCCAAGATAGATTAAGTGATATGGGTTTCCTTTCAGATGAGATAAAAAGATTAAATCTAGAAATAGCTAACTTAAGAGCTTCATTAGATGATAAAGATTATTAATAAATATGAAAAATCATGACAAGACGAGAACTAGTTTCGTATATGATAATAATGGTACTAAAGTAGAAGTTTATTCTAATTTACAAGTTGGTGATAAATTGGTATCTAAAATATCTGAGATTTCAAGAGGAGACTTTGGTGCTAGTGGATTAACTTTTGAATATGAGTCATTTAAGAAAGATGATATCTATGAAGTCCATGAAACTTATAATTGGAAAGGCGTAAATGTTGCATATGTCCTTGATGAGGACGGTTGTTTAGATTGGGCAACACCTGATAAGTTTAAAGTTATTTCATAAAAAAGCCAGTGACGAGCGAAATCACTGGCTTATCCGTAATCGCTTACGGTCCTAAGAGTGGTCTTCAAACCACAATATCTTTATTATAATAAAATATCCATTTATTAGAATGTTTATATCTTCCCTTTAATACACTACATATATTCTGTGGGCTAGCACCTGTTATACTAGAAGCATAATATAAATCAGTGAATTCAAATTCTACATTTTCTGGTGAAGTTCCGTAAAATTTCTTTTTAATTGGATTATGATTTTTGTGTTTACCATTTAATAAAATATTTTTGAAATTAATTTCAAGGTCTATTCTATTTTCTGATATTATATAACCATTAGAATATATTTGGCCTGAAACTCTTTTACTAAAACCTTTAGCATTATATATTTTTTTGAAATCATTATATGAATTTAATTCTATTATTGTTCCAGATATATCATCTACCTTTCTAATATAAATTTTCTTAGCATTTTTAGGTCTTAATCCTAATGTACCCTCGCCGCCCCTTGTTTTATTGACTAATATTCCACCATCACAAGTTCTTTTATAAATATTAATAAATTCTATTTCTTTAATTTTGGCCTCATCATAAGTTAAATTATCTAATATAATTTGATGATACCACTCTGTTTTATTTATTATATTTTTCCAATGAGGATTTCTTCTTTTAGTATCTCTTGCTCTATTAAAATATTTATCAGAACCTATTCCTATATAAAATGGTTGTCCAGTATCTTTTCGTATATGCCTGTATAAATATGCCATATTTATTTTCCTAAAAGGTCGCCGAATAATTCGTCAATTTTCCAGTTCGGCATATCTAAGTCCATCTTGAATAAGATGTTTCTTACTTTCTCTTCTTCTTCTCTTTGTTCATTTACAAAAGTCATTGCTAAAGTATAAGTATCATGGTCATTACTTTCTTGTGCAAGATTTGCAATATTAGTCCAGTCTGCAGTCACTTTAATTTCATGTTCTAATGCAGCTTCAACTAAAGCTCTGATATCTTTATATTCAAATGGAACTGGTTTACAAACAGGTACAACAGCTCTGCAATTCTTTTCATATAAATACTTGTAGATTTTACTCATATGCGCTAATTCTTCATCAGCGTATTTAAAGAATAATTCTGAACCATCTACCCAACCTTCTTCGTCTAACCAAGCAGACATTGACCTGTAGATTTGAGATGAGTCTAATTCATTAGCAATTTGAGCATTTAAAAGGTCAATTACTGGTTTAACAAGTCTAGCTTCATGTTCTAAACCTTCGTTTGTTTTGTTTGATTCGTTAATAAAATCGTTAAATGATTTAATGTATGACATGTTTATAGTTTTAATTTAATTATATATCTGTTATCTAGACTGCATCCTGCTTATCAAGAAATCTGCAACGTAATCTTCACCATAACAGTGAATGAATTCTTTAGCTAATCTTAAATTATCTTGCCAGACTTTATTCCCGTCTGATTTAAGCTTACTTACTATTTCATCTCTGCAAGCCTCAACACTTTTAAGTATGGCATCCCAGACTTTCTGGTCCTGTATATTAATAGCATTTCTTTTTAAAGAGTACATTAAGTCCATATATTCTGGTCCAATAGAACCTCGAGAACTAGGCTCAGTAGTAACACCGTAAGTAGCAGAACCTGTTGCATGTTCATTAATGAATTGCTCGAATGTTTTGATGTATTTCATAAGGTATTTATCCTGTTTTATTTGGGGCTTCGGATTTTTTTGTTATATTTATATAATTGATAAAGTATGCAAGTAACAGAATTGAATATAAAAGCTAGTTTAATTCCATTTATTGGGGCTAAATTTATATGTGTTGACCCTTATAATTCGAATTTTGTAATAGTTAAACGAGCAGAACAGTTTACAAATTCGCATATTAATGTTAAAATGCACAAATATCTATGGGCATATATTTTAGAATATTCAAAGCATGGTAATGAACAATACAGAAGTGCTAGATATGCAGGTTTAAATAGAATTAATGGTTCACTTATTATATCATTTCTTCATGGTTCATTTTCAATTTTCATGAAAAATCAAAAACCATTATTAGAAAAATTGAATTCCTTAGAAGACTATACTTCGTCATTATTTTCCGGTAAAAAACCATATGCCAATACTATAAAAATTGATGAACCTAGTAAATTATTACTTTTATTATGAGTTACAATATATTAGCAAAAAAGATAGCAACTGATATGTATAATATTTGCAAGAAAGAAAATATGAAATTCTTTCCTGATAATATATGGCCTATAGAATTACATTCTGTTGATGTTGAAGAAATAATTGACCCTGATACTAATGGTAGATTGATATTAGCATATCAAGTAGTTTTAAAAATAAAGAAATTAACATTTGAAAGTAAATACAACCCTAAGACATTTGAAGAAAAATTAGTAAAATGTGGAGATTTTTGTATTTCAGAATACTTATTCAAATTTAATCCATTTGAACCAACATCAAATGCAGCTAAAGAAATTAAAGAAAAAATAATGTCTTTAATAAATGAACATTACCTCAATAAGAATTCAAAATATGGAAAATTTACAGGTAACCCATGTGCTGAAATTGATTTACCAGGTTTAAGTGGTGAATGTGTTAAGTTTACACATTTTAATGGACTTGAATTAGATGAGCCAATGATTGTAGCACCTACCGGAAAACCAAAAACTAAAATAGATAACGAATTATTACTTTTATTATAATGTTTAAATTCCTAATAAGAAATAGAAAAGAAAAGTTAGCTAAAGTATTAGCCGATGATGCAGAACGTAGAAGAAGCATTATTGATAAAGTTAAAATTAGACTAGAACTTGAATTATTTGATTGGGTTGATGAAATCCAAGTTGAATGTTGGAAAGGCAAAGAACTTGGATATTCAGTCAAAGACGTTTTCTTAGTTAAAACGAAACTTAAGAATTTTGATAATAGTGTTGAATATGTACCTATTATTGCATTACCTGAATATAACGTACCAACTATTATAATAAATCAACTGAATAGTTTATTTATGTATAATAATGGATTTGGTAAATTTTCACCGGGCAATAAAGCCATAAATTTCCCAAACATGTTTTATATTGAATTTTGGCCAGAAGACCAAAGTGTATATGATACAAACTTTTATAAACTTGTTAAAAAATATTCATAATGTTACAGGATTATATGCGAAGAGATGAACCATGGTTAGATAGAGTTAATTCTCAATTACCTGGTTCATGGCAAATTGAGAGTTATTATACTGAAATGGAAGGGCATTCTGATTTACCATTTACAAGAATGATTTTACAACTTAGATGTATACATTATAATGGTACTATTGAACGTGAACAATTAGTCTTAAATTTAAAAGCTAATATAAGAAATGCTGACTATGAAGCTTTTATATTACAAGCTATATGTGATAAACTTATACATAGTAGAATTAAAGATAGACCATTTGACTATGATACTAAAGAAGGTTTAATAATAAAGGAAATTAAGAAGGAAATTAAGAAAACATATAAGGTAAAAACTAAAGAAATTAAAATAGAAAATAAATTATTACTTTTATTAAATGGAAACAATTGAAACTAAAATAGAATGGCTTAAACAATTTGAGGAAGAGATAATCCCATGGGCCGAAAAATTACGTGAAAAGGAATTAGAACACAATAGATTTCTTAAAGAATCTAAGACTAAAATTGAAAGTAGAATGTTTGCATTTTTTATTCCATGGAAATCTGAAGCTCATGTAAATGTTGAGTCAATAAATGAAATGATTAGATATTCTGATAATATGCTTCGTCATTTTGATTTTAGAATTTCTGAATATAAAGAGTTTGTCAAACTTAGAAAAAAAGAATATGGAATTAAGGATTAATTCATATATAATATATGAAAATCGATAAAGAATTAAAACTGGATATTAAAAGAAATTGGATTACTTTAAGTAAGAAAGGAGAAGAAATCATAAGACTATATTTTTGCAGGATATTTGATATTCCTGAAGATGCACGTATAGATGGATTAAAATCACCGGTCATTCATATAATTAGACTTTATGTAAGTCCTGAATATAGAAATAAAGGCTATGGTAGTTTATTAATGAGGCTTTTATTTGAGAATAAAAGCGATATTCAAGATTTTGTAGTACTTGCTAGCCCAGATGAAGAATCAGTTGAGAATAGAATTAGGCTTTTGAATTTCTATAAATCATTTGGATTTGAAGTAGTAGATGAAGAAGATGAAGGTACATTCATGTATTGTAAAAGAAAGTCAGTCAAAGATAAAAAGTAAATGGGAAAGTATTTTATAGGTGGTAAATATAAAGGAAAACAGGCTGACTGGGTTTTAGTACGAGATAGAAATTACTATACTTGGGCTATATTAAATGCACCTAATTTAATAAAGGATGATAGTCCAAAACCAGAAAAAAGATTAAACCCACTGTCACCTAATTATAATTTTTTAAACGAAGGTCCTTTTCGCCACGATGAATAATATAGTCTAAATAAGGTTATATAATATAAGAAATATATTAAACCTGAAAATCCTTATAAAATGTATAAGATTTCAAAAATGGCATTATGAAACTTAGAACTAAATATAAAAATATACGATAAATACATAAAATAAAGATATTAATATGTCGTATAATTCTGGTTTAGAGTTACCTAAAGTAGCATTTAGTGAAATTACATATAGCTTAATTCCATTAGGCAGTTTTTTCGTAGGGTTTGATTTAGATAACGCTGGAATACTTTCCAAAATTGATAATACAGGTACAATTACTGTCATTGAAGGTGGTGGCCCAAGTTTATATGATTATGGTACAGGATCATGTTCTACTGTAAGAACTGATGGTACAAATACATCTACTAGATGTTTTTCATCAGTATTAAGTGGTAGTAATAATAATGCAACAGCTTCATATACAACTATAAGTGGTGGAACATGTAATACTGCATCTAGTGTCTATTCAACTGTTGGTGGTGGGGCATTTAATACTGCATCAGGTTATTACACAACAGTTGCAGGTGGACGTTATAATACAGCATCATGTTATAGTGCAAGTATTGCAGGTGGAACATGTAATACTGCATCAGGATGTTATTCAGCTATATTAGGTGGAACATGTAATACTGCATCAGGTTATGGTGCAAGTATTGCAGGTGGAACATGTAATACTGCATCAGGATGTTATAATGCAAGTATTGCAGGTGGAGCATTTAATACTGCATCAGGTTATGGTGCAAGTATTGCAGGTGGAGCATTTAATACTGCATCAGGTTATTACACAACAGTTGCAGGTGGACGTTATAATACAGCATCTGGAAGACGTTCAACTGTTTCAGGTGGTTATTGTAATACAGCATCATGTTATAGTGCAAGTATTGCAGGTGGAGCATTTAATACAGCATCAGGATATTATTCAGCTATATTAGGTGGACGATATAATAATACAAATTTATTACATTCTGCAATGATACTTGGTAGTTGTATTACAGCTAATCAAGTATGTACTACTTTCGTTAATAATATATCAGTAACAGAAATGTGTACGTGTTCAGCTTTACCTGCACAATATGGTTTATATTACGATACAACAACGTGTCAAGTATATTATAAACCATTATAATATTTGATGATAAATATTCTATAACTTTTTAATTTTTAAATATGTTAAAAGAAAAATATTCAATTTTCACAATTCAAGGTGGTGCAGGTAAAAATGTCTTAGCAACTGCAGTCATTAAAGCTTTAAAAAAATCTGAACCTGATAGAAAAATAATTATATTAACTGCATATAAAGATGTGTGGTTATATAATCCTAATGTCTATAGAATCTATACATTTGGCAACACACCTAATTTTTATAAAGATTATATTGAACAAGATAATGATATTAAAATTTATAATTTAGAACCTTATTCAAGTTCTGATTATATTTTATCTAAGAAACATTTAATAGAAGTATGGTGTGATTTATATCATATCGAATATGATGATGAAATGCCTGAACTATTTTTCAATCAGAGAGAATTAGAATATGCTACACGTAAATATGAATTAAATAAAGGACCTATACTTCTAATTCAATCAAATGGTGGTTCACCACAAGAGATGAAATATTCATGGATGAGAGATATGCCCCATAAAACATCTATTGAATTAGCAAATTATTACAGTAAGTCTCATAGAGTTATTCAGGTAAGAAGGGAAGACCAAATACAAATTCCTAATATTGAATCATTTAATGGTAATTTAAGAGAATTAATGATATTAATTAAATATTCAGCAAATAGGGTTTTTATTGACTCATTCTGTCAACATGTTGCAGCAGCTCTTAATTTAAAATCAACAGTTCTTTGGATTAGAAACAAACCTGAAATGCTAGGTTATAATATCCATGATAATATAGTAACGAGTGTAAAAGATGAATTAGATATACCTAGTGATGACCCGTTTAATAAGTATAATATTTTAGGTGATATTTATCAATGCCCATTTAAAGAAGGTACAGAATTATTCGACACTGAAGATATTATAAATTCGATAAATAATCAAAGTAAATAAATTAATTAAAATGAAACTAAACGCAATTCATATTTTTGCATACGGCGAAGCACAAATAATTTCAGATGAAGTTAACTTTAAAACAAGTGTTAGTAGCTTTACTAAATTACAAGATGTTATCGATGATATTAAAGCTTTAAAACCTTCTGACGTTGAAGCTAAAGACTATCATGCTATCAACATCTTTACGCAAGCTGTACAATATATTTCAAATGAAGGTCCTAAAGTTGGAACTTATAAATTAAATTATTCTCAATTAAATTCAACTAAATTAAATGATTTAATTGAAGAATTTAAAACATTAAAAGCAGCAGAAGTTACTAACCCTTAAAAACTTTTTAAATGAAGAAAACTATCTTCTTAACTGGCATGCCAAGAGCCAATACAACCTTAATGGCAAACATTCTTACAAATAATCCTAGAATAGGTGGTGGTGAAACATCACCTATGTTGGAATATATTTATGGCGCAAGAGCCAATTTCTCAACTACACCTGAAGTCAAATCAGCACTTACTGAAGATATTATGTACAATAGTTTTATAAACTTTTGTAGACAAGGTATAGATGGTTATGCAAAATCGATTACTGATAAAGAAATTTACTTAGATAAAAGTAGAGGCTGGGTACACTATGCTCCATTTTTATGGGAAATTCAACCTGATGCTAAAATCATTGTAATGGTTAGAGATATCAGAAGTGTAGTATCTTCATTTGAAAAGAAATGGAGAGATAATCCAGCAATATTAGATGGAAGAGATAATCCATCACAACAACAATTTATTACTCTTAATCAAAGAGTTGATGCTTTTTTAAATGACCCACCATTAGGTATAGCTTTAAAAAGAATTTATAATGCTTTAACTACTAGAACATTAGATAATATGCTAGTAGTACATGCTGAAGAATTAGCTAAAAATCCAAAGTCTACAATGGAAAAAATCTATGAATTCATTGGAGAACCTTATTATGACTTAGATTATAATAATATTCAACAGATGACCGTAGAAAATGACAGGATAGCAGATTTCGGCATATATGGTGACCATAAGATTAGAAATAAGGTAGAACCATTAGTTAAAGATTATAAAGAAATCCTGGGACCAGAGATATCAAATCACATTAAAAGTAATTTTAAATGGTTTTATGATGCCTTTGGTTACTAGTAATTAGATTTAATTTCGATAAATACATAAAATAATGTATTTTCGATGGCTTATAAGAATGGTATACAAATACCTAAAGTTGCATTTAGCACAATAGCATATAACTTAATTCCTGCATCAAACTTCTTTTTTGGGTTTGATATGGATAATAGTGGTTTACTTTCTAAAATAGATAATACTGGTACAATTACAGTTATTGAAGGAGCAGGCGGTACTAGTCTTTATGATTATGGCACTGGTACTTGTTCTACAGTAAGAACTGATGGTTCTAATATTGCATCATGTATTTATTCTGCAGCATTAAGTGGTATCAATAACACGTCATCAGGATATTATTCAATCGTTTCAGGAGGTTATGGCAATACAGCTTCTTTAAATTATTCCACTGTATCAGGAGGTTATAATAATATTTCGTCAGGAAATTCATCTACAGTATCTGGTGGTTGTAGTAATGCAGCAACTTCAAGTGCAGCAACTGTAAGTGGTGGTTATCAAAATAATGCAACAGGTAATTATTCTACCAATAACGGTGGATATTCAAATATAGCTTCAGGTTATACATCAACAATAAGTGGTGGTATAGGTAATACTGCGTCTGGAGATTATTCAACTATATCAGGTGGTTATAACAATATAGCATCAGGTAATACATCTAATATTAGTGGTGGCCAATTTAATAGTGCAAGTGCTTCATATTCATTTGTAGGTGCAGGTCAATTTAACTGTGCAAGTGGATTAAGGTCATCTGTTTTAGGTGGAGCTAAAAATACAGCATCGGGTAATTA